AATTTACTATTTAAATAAAAGTTTACTGTATGATTATCTGTTTCTCTATTTAATGTTGTTGCAACATGATTGAATTTTCCCTTTTCTATTGTTGCTGATGCAATTAATTCTTGTGATCCTGATGTCACTGCAAACATCAATGTTCCAGATACTATGTCTGCACTCTTTGATAGCATCAAGGAAATTCCATGGCTTGTACCACTTAATTTTTGAAATACTACTTGATGATCGAATGTTTCTATTTGAGGAACAAATATTTGTGCTTCAAAGGTAAATGATTTATCATCACGTGGATCTAATACATTATATCCTGAACCTAACTCTTGTAAGTTGACTCTTTTAGAATTAGCGTAATCCTTTATTAGCACTGATGAGCTGTAACTTCCAGAAAAATTCAAATATCCTATATTTCTTGGGAAATTATCAAAGATATAGCGCTCGAAGCCTGTCAATGACTCTAAGAATGAAATAACACTAGCTCTTGACCCATCAAATGGATAGTTGTTTAATACTTTGTCAAATCCAACATTAGTATTAACAATAGCGGAGTTAAAAAACGTATGATTTGTAAAATCAGAAAAATCAACATTTAGTTGTTGTGTATTCTCTAGACCATCATCATTAAGCCCAAGTATGAACGATGATGATAATAATGCATCACTATCACCCTTATTACCTAATGTGATATCATCAATGCTACGTAGCTTATGATCACCTGTGGTATATGAAATATCAGGTACTAGAAATTCTTTTGAAAACTTAACGTCATCAAACTTATTTGGTTTATCAATATCACGTTTTGTCATTACTTAACAACTCTAAAAATAATACCTTCACTTATAATTTGCTCAATATCATCTTCTTTTATCAAGAATTCAATTTTATAGTTGACACCAGGTGCATATGATTTCATATGCATATTAAAATAATTTGAGTATCTGTCATATGACACTCTTGTACTATTATTAGTTGTATCAAATGGCATCACAATATCATTTGTCTTAAGTTCACGTACTTGATAGAACATATTATCTAATATAAGACTTTGTGTCTCTGATGGTAGCTTACTTGAATCAACACTAAAATTAACCTCTTGTATGAAAAGTCTATATTGGGCAATCTCGTTGATATTATACTCTCCTTTAAGGTTTGTAATTGATATTCTGTATCTTTTTGGCTTAGTGAAGTTTTCTCTTGTTATTTCATGTATCACTATAGAAGAGCTTAAGTAAGGTATTGTATGATCTGCCGACTGCCAAACTACGTCCATTGTTGCAGAGCCTGCACTTCGAAGCTCAGTAGTCAATGTTGATTCAAGTGAATCAATTGCAAATGATGCACTATACAATCCTTTTTGATGTTGTGAACCAGTATATACTACACTAAATGAACCACTTTCAAGCTTGACTATAGGAACTCCCCACTTATATGTTGAACCAACAACATCACTATTTGTCCCAGTAAGTGTTCTTGAACCAGATACTATATCAGTAAATGTTCCTCGAACTATATTGCTTAAAAATATAGTTCCTGTCACATCAAATAATAGGTTGCTACCATGATCTGCAAGTGAATCATCGAAAATGGCTTCAATTCTAGGTTGCTTTGTAAACAAATTAGTATGCCTAGAATAAAAACGCTTGATAAATCTTGTCTTACTGTCGGTCTCTTCAGAACCAGAAAAGCTTATTCTAAAACCATAATCAGGGAGTAATCCAGCTATAGTACCACTAATTATAGTCGATACATCAATATCTAGATTTTCATCACCAATATCAAAGTTTTGTGTTCCAACTAAGCTTGTGTTACCTAGTCCTGGGAAGAATGCGCTACCTGTAATAATATCAATATCAGAATCGTCTAAGGCTCCAGACTTTGCTGCACCATCAAGTGACCATGTCACTGCGGTACTAGCCCCACCCGATGCTGTGACAAAGTTTGATGACCCAATATCTGTGAATGCGTAGGTATCAATACCAGGGCCTTCATCAAAAGATCTACTAAGTGGGAAGACTATTATATTGAAATTTGATGGTAGTGTATCACCATGTAATACATCAAATAATTTAAGCTTGAATGTTGTATTATTTAACTTTGTTCCACTTAATAGTGTACCTGTCAATGCACGAAATACATCTAGGTCAAATTTTATAAGAATTCGTGATATTTCTTGTAAGTCATTTGATGATGTGCCAGGAAGTGTTGATTCTTCATGTAGCTTCATTAAGTCCAATGTTCCGCCTTGACCAACATTAGCATCTGATGCTCTAAATGTATTTGCGACTATTACATTAGTTATAAATGTGTCTTTTGTTGCAAAGCTAAATATTCGCATTAAACCGCTGCTCCTCTAATATCCTTATTTGGGAACTTTATCTCAAATATTGAATTTTCTGGACACAATATGATTCCACTATTTGTGTTTCTTGTCACAGAAAAAGTAGTTTGTGAATAGTCGATGTTTCCTGTTGACACATCAGTTAAATTATTAAATTTAAGATCTGCAACTGCAATCACCCCCTCGGTATTGTATATCAAACTCTTTACTTCATCAATTATAATTGGTTGCCCAATTTGGAAGTTTTCTATATTGAAAAACCTGTTCAAACGCTTCAATATATTATTCAATACTATCACTCTACTTGATTTTGAACTTACAACAACATTGAAATCAATGCCCATATTGATAATATCAGCATCAAGAATATCTACAGAATCTGTCAACATCTTATACTCACCAATAAATGTCTTAAGGTTCTTTTTTAATGAATCTGGTGAAATAGTCAATGTACCATCTGAGTTTCTACTTAATATATGTACTTGTATTGATAGATTAGCATTTTCATGTGTTCTAACAAATGCCCTATATACTCTACCGAAACTTGCAGGCATAGAATATATTCTCGCAATATAATCTTCCTTTGTAACTAATCGACTTTGTGATGCAAAGTTAGCACTTGCATTTTGTTTTAATTCATTTACTGTCTGCTTTTCATCACCGCCTGATGCTTCTTCAAAGTTAGTGACATCTAGTGTTTGTATAACAGTGCTAATCAATGTTGCGTTTGTTGATAATGGTGCAATCAGTGTATCTTTTAATGAATTGATTGTTCGTTCTGCAACATTATGTGCTAATCCACCACCAACACGTGTATTAATTTTGAGTGTAGTGCCCATAGGTGCAACACCCATTGTCTTTGTTTGTAAGAATTGTTCTGGATTAATCGAAAACCTTGTCAACGTTGTTTTGCCGTATAACGGAATTGCAAACTCTGATGGGTCCGGAACAATATCATCATCTATTGTATCAGCCTTTCCAGAGCCAAATGTAAGTGTTGTTTTTTCAGTAATAAAGTCGTACTCTGCTGTGTATCTATACGTTGCTGGCTTTATATTAATTATGAATGGTACATCATCCTTATCTAAAGTTTCATTTTTCACAGCCTCGAAGACAGTATCTTGTGTCAGGTAATCAACACCAAAAAATTCATTTTCATCACTGTCAACAACACTTATAATTTGTGTCACATTGACATCTGGTAACTCAACTTTTCTAAATCTTACGAATTTATTCGGTATTGTTATGCTAAATGTCTTTCTTTCACCGGAGATACATAAAGCTCTCTTTTTTATAAATGCTTTAGTGGGCTCTCCAGAGCTATCACGCTCTGATATTTGTATTTCGTTTTTATCATTGATAATTGAAAAGTCAATATCTTCTAGAAGCTCGAATACAACGCCACTATCTGATTCCACTGTGGTGCCTGCTTTTAATATGAATGCAGATGTTGTATCTGGTGATACATTTCCTTTTTTGTCAATGACTACTGGTGAATCAATGAAAAATGTGCAATATACTACAGATGGTGTTGCCGGTTGAGGTTTTAAACCAAGTTGCTTAGCAATACGTTTGATATTCTTTGGTTCACGTGCCGTATCAATAAATAATTCATTGAATTGATGATCTAAATAATGTGATGTCACATCACCTACATATGCAGTGAAATCTAAGAACATCCCACCAACAGACGTGTCACTAAAATCTGTGATTACATCTGAGAAGTGTGCCTTTGCATACTCAAGTAAATCTGATCTAAATCCGTCAAAGTCTTTATTTAGATAGCGAACCACCTTTTGTTGTTTTAATTTTTTGTTACTTGTTACCATTTGTTATACTCTAAAAAATAAATCAATATCTGAAACCTTATCTCCTTCAGATAACCCAGGAACACTAAAAGTCACTTTTACTCTTGTATAGTTGTCTGGAACAGATGAATCTGATTCATGGAGCGCAACTTCAAGTGCTTCAAGTTCTACGAAAGGCATAAATTCATCAACAGAAGCTTTAATATTCTCTGCAATTGTTTGTGTAGTGCTATTATTTACAACACCTGCATTTTCAAAGACAAGTGCTCGTAAATTAGCACCAATGTTATTACTAACAAGTCGTTCATTATGATTTGTCAAAAGCAAATTTCGTAAATTATCTGCGATTTGTTTTATAACATCTGTATTCATATCAAATATTCCAAACCTATCACCTCTGCGAATAGGCGTTTTTATCCCTATAGGCCTTACTTGCTCTTTTACATTAATGCCACGGTCAGAAACACCAATATTTTTAAATTCAATTCGTTCAGCCATTTCCTTATTACTTATTAGCTTTTGGTTAAATTTGTTTCTATTTTATTGATCTTGGGCCAGTCACTGGCAACAAGAATCCCAATGAATTAGATGCTGCACCGGTTATTGTTGTTGTTGCAACTGATGAATGTATTACACTGGCCATTGTTGATGCCACATTTTCTTTTGACCCGCCACCCATACCAACCTTATGTGCTTCTGCAATTACTGGAGGTATAGCTAATATTGTAACCATAGGGGCTACTAAGGTGGGTAAGCTAGCTGGTGGTTCATTTATAGGTTCAACGGGTGCTATAGGTTTAGTTGAAACAGAGGTTGCTAGTTGCGCTGCAATCGATACTGCAGTTGCCGGCCAACCTGGTATTCCGGCATTAATATCAGTAGTAAGTGCTGCTTTAATCAATGAACCAGTTTCATCTGGAAATAATAATGGAGCATCTTGTGCTAATATTGCCAATCCGGATACTGGATGTATCAATGTAAGGCCGGCTAAATTAACTTCTGCATCAAGCAGATAACCCATTAATGCATTAGTAAATTTATTGATTGCGATATCTTTACTGGTTGGTTCACTATTGAAGACATCTAAAATACTACTTTTTAGCTTATCTTGATTTAAGGCCATCTAGTCACCCTTGTCATCTAGATATGTTTTATCACTAAGAAAGTTTTCTAGGGTGTTCTTCCATGCACTAGTTTCACCTGCATAATTGGGAGCGCTACTAATTGGGCCACTTGGACCTGCACCAGTTGGAATTGAATGGATACGCCCTAGGGTCGCCACAAAATCTTCAAGTATTTGCTTAAGCATTGCACCTAAGACAGCTGGTTCAGTTTCTGCTTTGTCTGAGCCTAATTTAATCTTTTTACCATTATTTGCATGAATTATAATTTCACCATCTGGTTTTATGACAATAGATGAGTTATTGTCACCACCAGGTTGTGTCTCAATCTTAATTGAACTTCTTGCAATTAATCTAATACTATCACTTTTTTGTACAATAAAACTTTTAGAATCATCATTGACGCCACCTTGTGGTGTCGTCTTAAAGTTTGTGTCTGCATTTGAGTTCATTGTCACTAAAATTCTTGCAGAATCATCAGTATATGATATTACTCCTTCTGTTTCTTTATTTTTTTCACCATCTCGAGTGCCGTTTTTCTCATTTGGCTTCGTTTGCTCATTATTTCCGCGCCCAACAACAATGTCTATTGTTCCTGACTTATTTTCATCCTTTTTCTCATCTTTTTCCCTTCTATCTGAAGTGAATGAAATCAATGCATTGTTAGACCCCTGTATTACAAAGTCACCGGTACTTTCTTTTCTGTAAATTGGAACGAGGTCCTCAACAAATCTAGACTCTAAACCTAAGTTCTCACCTTCTGCACGCTCTGATGTCTTATCTTGACTTGGTTCTGGGACTGGTGGGCCTATAATATCACTAGCACTAACCCCCTCCGCTGCATCAATTGTACTATCAGTAAAAAATCTAAGCTTAGACTTAATATGTGGGTCTGCTTTATTGATATTGTCTGTTTGAACTAGCTCTGGTGTCCTGCTTATCCAATAACCTTGTGTGACATTACTTATATTTTCAAACATGACCCACACTTCTTCACCAACTTTGATGGGTAGCATGATATGTGATGAAAACATTGGATAGAAGACAGGTGATGTAGCAGTGACACCGAGTTCAATTATGTCAGCGACAATAGAATTGATTGGATTGAATTCATCTAGTGCCCCACCAATAGTATCAACATCACGTACGATTGCACGTGTGAAATATGGAACCATGGTGTCATCAAACACTGATCGTAATTGTTGAACACGTGCATGTTCAGCTGTTGCTGCTATTGGATTAATTCGTGCTTTATTAGGATCTGCCATGATACTACTTATTGTTCACGAAAGAATTTAGATTGGGTGTTTCCAACTTCTTCATCAGTTTCTTGTAACTCAGAAGCAATTTGAGCAATTATCTCTGCTAGCTCTTCTGAATCATTGTCACCAATGAGTTCATAAATCTTTAATTGCAGCTTTGCCTTTGCCTCACCATACTTGATACAGGCAGTTTGAATATCACTTGCTGTCTTTCTTATATTGTCTAAGAGTGCTTTAAGTAATTCATAATCATTTTGATTCATCAGACACTTCTTGTTGAGCTATTTGATCAAACAATTCATCTTTCTCTTCATCACTAAGATGAATATTGTCTTTATTCTTTTCTTTTGTTATCTCTACTTGTTGTTTGATATCAAGTATTTTGATAAGTTGATCATTTGATTTATTTAATCGCTCAAGGTATTTTGCAATTACCATACCATTTGCGGCATGGTTTGCAGGATCAGTCATTGTATTACAAAGGTCTTCAAACAATACACCTGCTCTATCGCGATCTTCTAATGCATTGTCATAAATTTGCTCATAAAGTTCGCTTAGCTTGAGTTCTTTTTTGATATCTAGTTTTTTACTCATTATACAATGTCTCTATGATAGCGCTTTTTGAATCTTCCATAGCGCCCGCGAATTTTATTGATATTTACACATAGTTGCTTGGTATTCATTCCTGTCATTTCTTTCAAATAAATGAATACTGCCTTTTTGTCATAGATATTGATGTTATCAATATTATCAAATATTTGATGAACAGCATCAAGTACAATTTCTTCTTTTTTATTCTTTGTCTTTAGCTTCCACTTATCAATCTCTTCAGTGAGTAAAACAAAAAATTCATTTTTTACAACATCTTCTTCTACAGGCTTGACAACTTCTTGTTGTAAGTTCAACTTTGTAATTTCTTCTGTTGCATTTCTATCATTATAGAGAACATTGAACTTTGCTCTACGTGTTGATTGTTTTGCTTTCAAGATTAACCAATTTTTTGCTACAATATTGAAATATGAAAATGCTTTACTGCCTTTTTCTGGTTTAAACTTATGAAGATTTTCATATATGAAAACAACACAATCATGTTTTAATGATTCATAATCTTGGTCTGAGCTATTAATACCATAGATGAAAATCAAGTTTTCAACAAGCTTGCTAAGTGCAGGTTTGATTTCTGCGGCATACAATGCATCACGTTGCTCCTTATCTAGATCACTCTCTTGATCAAGAAACTCTGCTATTGCTTCTTGTGTTCGCATTGTAAAATAATAATTCTTTTTACTTTTAGTTTTAGCTTTAGCTTGTACTTTCACTAGTTTCTTCCTCTTCAACGATGTTGAAATTTGTTGCTATCGTCAATATTGCATAACGAACTGATCTAATAGAATTAACTGCTTCTTTGACTTCTGGTGAATCATAAAATAGGGGCTTTGATAATATACTTGATAAGACATTTTCAGCTTTTTGTATAACAGGAACTGATGCTTCAACAGTGTCTTCAAACCCAATGATTACTTTCCCTAGCCTGTACAATAGAATAGATGAAATCACATTAAATGTGACCGATACAGTTAGTCCAATTATTAGATATATTATCCAGCTCATTTAATTATCCATATTATAGTGCCTTGCAAGCACTTCTTTGAAAGTCTTACCAATTGAGTTGATATTAAATCTATCAATAATCAAAGGTTGTAATTCTTTTGCCCAATCTTGTGGTACTTTGTAGCTTTCTACAAGCTTGGTCATTTTTTTCATTGCGTCTTCTTCATCTATATGTGCCCACTTTGTACCACTCATGAATATTCTATTATCTACCTTGCCATCTCTTATCTTTTGTAACTCATAATTCACCTTGATAAATGATTTTCTTGTCAGATTCAAAAAATCTAAATGTCCTGACCAGTTAGTTGCAACTATAGGTAGGCCTGCAGCTGCAGCTTCAAGTAATGGTAACCCATAGCCTTCACCACGTGTCAAAGACACAAATGCTTTTATTTTATCATGCTTATATAGTTGGCACATCTCGGTTTCTTTCATAGGCCCATGAAGCAAGTAAATTTTTGGATACTCACCCTTACGATGCTTTTTAATGACCTCATTTAATGTATTAGTCGTAATTTTATAATCTATTGTCGTATTTCTACATGAATTAGTCTTTAAAACTAATCCAACATCTTGATTTCCGGCGAATGCTTTACAGAATAATCTAATCAGTGTATATATTCCCTTTCTATCATCTTCTTCAAGCCCTGCAGCTAATTGCCCTACATGTAGAAAATTGAACTCTGTCTCAAGCTCTATACCAGATAGGTTACATTCAAGATTTGTATCTTCTAATGTAGGCGGAAATGCTTCAGGTATAACATATAATGGTGTTGTGATTGTTCCACTATTTTCTAGCACACGCTTTGTATGCTGTGATGGTACAATCATTAGATCCATCTTATTAGTTGCTGTGATCCACTCTGGATTACATATAGTAGTTTCAACACATGCTGATATTCCAATATTAAAATCTGCTAGGTCATCTTTAAACTCATCAGGGAGAATGACTTGAACACTAATATCAAACTTTTCTGGTCTATGATCATTATTGCCGTTCATTCTATCAAGCATTTCTTTCTCTTTGAAATTAGCAAGCATGAATGGCGTATTCCCCCAAATTGTTGCCTGAAGGAATACTTCAAATTCATCATATGAATCTAGTATTGTTGCTATTTGTCTCGCGTGCACGCCGTAGCCGGCCTGGACATATAAAGGCCCATGTAGCAAAACTGTTCTTTTCTTAGTCATAATAGGCCTTTTAATTCTTTTTTATCCATTGTCATTCCTATAGCGCNGTCATCTTATAGCGCGGTTTATCTTGATTTGCTTTAAAGTCAAGAATGCATTTTTCTAATGTCTCATCCCATGCTTTACCTAGTGCTTTTAAACTGAATGCTTTATGCGCATATGCTTGCCCACGCATGCCAAGCGCATCTCTACCACCAGCACCTAATTCAAATAATTTAGTCATTGCATTTGCAATTGTATCATGACGAACATGATCTTCCATGATAAATGGAACTGTTTGTGAACCGACCATAGTCCTTAAGTCAGGATCCATACCAACACCATATTGCTCACCTGTATCAGGATTTTCAACCTGCCTTGTCAAACCACCTGTCTTTGTTGCAATGATGGGAGTGCCTGTATATAATGCTTCAAGTGTTGCCAAACCAAACCCTTCAGCGTTACTAATATTGATACAAAAATCAGAGACATTATGTAACACGTTCATCTTTTCAAAGTCAAGCTTCTCTTTAGAGATAAAGACATTATCAACAATTCCAAGCATCTCTATTTGCTTATACAAATTTGGACCCTCACTATCAAGTGGATCTGTATGCACAATAAGTACAGCATCTTTATGACCATGATTTTCTTGAAGTTTGTCCAAGAACATCTTCCAGGCGATCAATAGATCGCCTGGTCGTTTTCGCCTTGCATTTCTGTTTACCCATAGCCCCACAAAACTATTTGCGTATCCTTCCCCTAGCAACTGTTTTTTATATTCACGCGTTTCATGCTTTGGAAGCTTTTTAAATACGTCTGTTGACAATGCATGCGGTATATAATTTGTCTTTTCGGGAAAGTGTGGATGAACTAATTCATATGTCTTCCATGATATGCAATTGATTAAATCGGTTGCTTCATATAATTGTTCATTAAATGAGGGATATGGTTCTTCATCCCAGATATGGTTATAT